GAAGTAATTAAATAAATTGTTTTTTTTAGATCTAATTTTTTTCATTATTATCCCATTAGCATAAGATGCTATTATAAGTCAAATCTTTTTTTTATTTAGGCCCAGCTGCTGCAGCTGCTAGACTCATTAATTTATTTCTAAAAAGGTTAAGAAAAAGATAACGCAAAATCGCCCATAGCGATTTTCGCCCATTACATTTTTCGAGGTTTGGATTTTAAGGTTAAGAAATAGAAGAACGGCACACGCCCATAGGAACTTCGACCATTAAATTTTAAGGTTAAGAAACGAACCCTCGAAGTTGCCGTTAGGCAACTTCGAGGGTTAAATATTCGTGAAGCGTGGTTAACGCTTCTCGGTCTTTTTTAAAATTTTATTTTTTCACAATGCCAACGCATGCAATCAAAATGCAAGTCTAAAGTTCCGTTATCATCAACGCCCTGTGCTAACAAGTCCACGACCCTCGACCCACGCAACTCAAATAGTTTGAGCTGGCGCAAAGAGTGATCTCTTTGCAAGATAAAAGACCGACCACCATTTTTAAAATGTGTGTTGTGCCAATTAATTTGATACTTTGAAAGACCACAATTCTTGATATTATTAGATTTTAATTCTATCCAAATTGATTGACCATTTAACAACCAATAAACGTCAGGAATTCCGTTGATTGTATTACTTTCTATGCGAAAAATTTGACCTTTTAACTTTAGTTTTTTTATACGTTGCCACAATAAACTTTCACGTTTTTTCATAGCTTTTTATTAAGTCAAGAAACGACCTAACGCAAGTAAAAAAACAAAACCCAAATAGCAGTTAAAAACAAGATTGAATAGTATAAAGTATCGTTGAAATCAGATATTATTTCCATAAGAATAGCTGTTTATCTCTTTATCTTTATTATTTTTTTGTAGTTTTTTAATAAACTTGGCGATTTGTTCGCAAGTAATTATTGTTTGAACATGACTTGAAGTATTTGAAGTTTCCTCAAACATCAAATCCCTAGCCTTATCTGCTGAATTATTGACGTATTCAAGCACCTTATCTAAATTAGTTTTTGCCATATCTTAAACCATCTATCCTTTCTTCGTGTTGTTGTTTTTCTACTTCTCTTTTTGCGTCTTGATAATCTTTATCACTATGAATAGATAAAAAACTTGCCCTAGACATAATTTTATAATCTCTCATAATTTCTTCCATATGTGAACTATAATTTGCCATTAATTAACCTTTCTTTTGCATAGTCTAAAGTACAGAAACGACTATCATCTTTTGTTGAAAAATATGGCTCATTAAACTCACTTCCATTAGTTTCGATCTTATCTAATGTCATAATATCAAAATCGCCTTTTGGCATATAAGAAGTTATAAATTTAATTTTGCCACCAATTAATTTTTTCATTTCTTGAAGTTTTTTGTATTGTTCTAGTGTTCTCATTTTTTTGCCTTTCGTTGTTTAAGAAATCTCTCAACGTGCTGTCCTTGTAAATGCAACTTTGAAAGAGGTTTGGGTTTGATTGCAACAAGCCCCTCGTCTCGTTTAAGGGGCTTGAGTTTCGCTAATAATTTGAAAATCATACTCTTGTTGTTTTCAAAGTTGTTGCTGTTGTTTCTGTTTTATATTGCTCATATAAGTCAGAATTTTCAGACTTAAACTTTTTGCTGTCAAAGATACTTCTTAAAGTCTTTTGAACTTCAACCATAATCTTTGATTTTTTATGTGTGAAAAGTTTTTTATCTGTTTTCATTTTCTCTAAAATAAATGCTTTTCTTAATTTATGCACTTTCGAGATTTGTTTGATAATCTCGTCATCTTTAGAGTGTTCTAATACAATTTGTGCTAATGGTTTAGCACTAAATTGTTCCATTTGTTTTTGTTCCTTACTATTCATTGACTACTCCTTTGTTAGATTTGATAATAGTTTTGAACATACCTATTTATATCTTATCTAAATGGGAAATGTAAAGAATTATTTGTGTTCATTTTGGGTCAAGGGTAGTTCTGTTTCTATGTATTCTCTTCTACCAAGACTATGATTTTCATCATAAAGAACTTGACCCACTTTTGTCATTTTGGCGTCACTCTTTATAGTCCCGTACACGCTCACAAATCGAGGACTTTGTTCATAATGGGTCAAGTGCAATAGACTAATCGCATGCTAGAACGCCCTACACTCAACCCACTTTTTGTTCATTTTGGGTTTACCAAAGAACAAAACTCGTACTTACCAAGAACAAGAGTAGACAACTTTATTGCCTTTCTCTAATTCTGTGAGAACCCAATCGCAAAACTCTAAATCTTGCTTTTGATATTCTTTAACTGCTTCTTCTTGGAATTGATGACCCCAAAAAAAACCACCCTCACAAAATGATTGATGATAACCTGATTTAATTTCTTGGCGTAATTCTTCAATAATTTTTTTATCAATTATTAATTCGTCATTACCATTAAAATCATCAGCTTTTGGGTTTTGTTCAAAGAATTTACCTTGCATAAACGTTTGTAGTCTAGAGTGTTTTCGCCAAACAAAGCCGTCTCGCTGTGGTTTATAATCATCAGAATAAACTTTATCAAAGTCTATTTTTTTATTTCTTATATGTGCGTATTGATCTAAACCCATTATTCACCCCCTTGCGTAATTTTGAGAGTTTTTTCAGTAGGTATAGAGATAGCTATATTTGATTGTTTGCAAATATTCTGCAAAGTTTTTAATACTTCGCTTCCTATCATATCACTATGCAAAACGTCTTTAGCTTGTTCTCGCCATTGTTCTATATTTTGTAAATCTTTGGCTTTAGGTGAAGCATAAAACGCTTTTTCTACTTCTTGATGACAGTTTTCTTTTAGTCTTTTTTGTATTTTTTCATCAACGTTGCAACTGCCGTCAATGTCTGAACACTCTAAATGGGGACAACCTTTATTCCATTTCCTAGTTTTTTCCCAACGTTCAAACTTTTTCTGTATTATTTCAAAAGCATTAGAAACCTCTTGCCATAACTGATTTCTCTTTTTATCTCTTGAAAGAATAAACTCATTGTAAAGTTTTTGTGTTTCAACAAGTTTTTTGAGATTTTTTTCAATACCTAAAATTTTTAAAAACTTTGGATATTGCTTTTCTGTTTTCTCATCTATCTCATTGATAAACATACTTTCAATGCTTTGTTTTTTTTCATCAAATTTATTTTCAATTTTATTATTCCAATAAATTCGATTATCTTTGCTTATTTGTTTTTGTGTCATTTTTTCCCTTTCATTGTTTAGTTTAATGCCAAGTCCACGCGTGAAAGTTAATTCTCATATCGTGGGTTCTTACAATACCCCATTTGCAACTAGGATATTCAACACCCCTTGACGCAATAAGAGGTCAAGCATATCCGAAAGGCAACAGTTTATTCGGCTACCGATATCTTGCCTATATACTTAACCCAAAAAGTTATATATGGGATTTGATAAGATATGTCAAATTAAAATTAAAAGAAATAATAAAACAATAAATGTAAATGGATAAAAAATTATGAACCTAAGTATTAACGCGAATAAATTTAACATTGAACTAGATATAGTGTTTTAAAAAAATAAAACAACTAAATTTTTTTTATTTTAATTATATTTGAGTTTGGAATTATTGTTGAGTTTCCAACTTCATCAATCTTTTTAGGGTCTTTTTCATTAATTGCATAATCACCAAATATTCTTGTTATTCCACCACTTTGAGAAAGTAAATGTCCTTTAGTAATACAAACAGCTAACTTTGCATTTTTCAAATCGTCTAAACTTATCCAACTTGGGTCACTAACAATATCGTGCCAACGACACTCGACCATTGGATATTTTTCTATGTCAATTTTTTTCTTTTTATTTATTTTAATTTTTCGTTTCATATTTTTTCCATAGACGATAGTCAGCTATTCATTTTATTTTTCCATAGGAAGTAGTCAGCGATTGATTTTTTTCCATAGGCCGTAGTCAACTATTCATTTACTTTTACTTTTACAAATCCCACACTTGTATTAATTCCAGGATTGTGCACTTCATGAAACACTGTCATAAAGTTTGACCAAGACTTAGTCCGAAGCAGTTTTTTCTGGCGTAACGTCAACGATATTTTTCGCTTCACCAATTTTCTGTTCGAGCTCGGATAAACGTTTCTCAAGCTGTTCACGAGACATACCCTCCAATCCTACATGTTTTACTTCTGATTTGTTTACAAACATTTCTGCCATCTGACCAGATCTAAATTCAGCATTTACAGCTACACCTAGTTGGCCTTTGTTTTCTGCTTTCTTAGATAAATCATCAAATCTTTTATATTTTCTTAATTTATCTTTTTCATAAATCTGTAATTCTTTTTGTAATCTTC